GACGCGATATTCAGCAGGGCTATGGATGAGATCAAAAGGGATAACGAAAAGGCTTTCTTTGGAAGTCCTTTAGCAATGAAAACAGATTACTCAGGAGTATAAACTATGAGTGCAATGAGCGACTATTTAGAATTAGAAATCCTAGATCACATTCTAGGTACTGGCGCATATACAATGCCAAGCAATGTTTACGTTGGGTTAGCGAATGCTTCTTTCAACGACGATGCGTCTGGAAGTGAGCTATCTGGCAACGGATACACAAGAAAAGTTGCAGCGTTTAGCGCAGCTTCAGGTGGTACAACGTCAAACTCTGGTGCGATAGAGTTTCCAGCGGCAACTGGATCGTGGGGATCGGTTTCACATTTTGGTATTTTTGATGCGTCATCATCTGGCAACTTACTTATTCACGGTGCATTTAGTGCTGCCAAAACGATAGCTTCTGGCGATATATTACGCATTGCGGCTGGGGATTTAGACGTAACAGCGGCATAAGATTATGCCTGATATTATTGGCGCAAGTCTTGAAGACCTCGATAATTGGGGGTCTATGGATGCGCTGGACTCGTTTGGTACACTTGAACAGCTAGACAATCTAAATTTACTAGAGCCAACGGCGGCTGTATCTCTTGCAATAACGCAAAGCACAGTAGCAATACGTGTGCAGAATGTATCTGCAAGTGTAACTGGTGCAACTTCGGTTGCTGCTTCTGCTAGATTTACCGTGTCTATGGCGGCAAGCGTTAGTATTGCTGTTACGGAAAGCACGAGTGCAGTTAGAGTACAATCTGTTGCTGCAAATGAGAGTTTAGCAGTTACCGCTACGGCAAGCGCTGAGATTGTTAAAAACGCTGCCAGTGCAGTTGATTTAGCGGTCACTCAGTCAACCAGTGCTATACTAATTGCAAGCGGTGCGGCAACGCCAGGTTTGGCAGTTACGGCTACTTCGGATGCGGCTCGTATCCAGAATGTAGCAGCTAGTGTCACTGGTGCATCTTCTGTTTCTGCGTCATGCGTAATTGTCGTGAATATGGCGGCAAGCGTATCGGTTGCTGTTACGGAAAGTACAAGTGCAACACTGGTAAGAAAAGCCAGTGCAAGCGACAGCATAGCGGTTACAGCCACGGCAACGCCTACGGTTGTATTCAGTATTGCTTCTGCTGTTGATCTAGCGATCACGGCAACAGGTAATGCAGTTTACACAGCGGCGATGGCTGGTACTCCAAGCATAGCAATAACAGGCACAGCGACAGGCAAAGTACCGGGCGAAGACTGGATAGATACTACACCTGGCAACGAAGTTTGGACGGATACAACGCCATCCGCAATAATACCATTTGTGGAGCAAGCTATTGCAACCACACCTAATGTTTGGAAATCACAATGATACCTTTTGGCGAATGGCTACCAGATCAATCTGATCTGCAAAACCCCGGTTCTACTGTTGCTAAGAATGTATTACCAGCGGCGCGTGGTTACAGACCTTTTGCAAGTCTAACAGAAGTTTCTGGGGCTGCAACGGCAAGACTGCGTGGCATTTACGCGACGAAGCTTAACGACGGCACAGTGCTTACCTTTGCTGGCGATGACGATGACTTGTACAAGCTAAATACAACTAACTTTACGTTGGGTAGTATAAACTCAGGTTATGCGATGGTTAGTGATGCGTATTGGCGTTTTGTCAGGTTTGGCGATGAGGTGATTGCTGGTGGTTCTGACAGTGACACATTGCAGGGCTTTACGGTTGGCACAGATTCAGCATTTGCAACGGTAACTGGTGCGCCAGCGGCGCGAGAGTTGGCTGTTGTTCGTGATTTTGTTGTCACAGGAAACGTAACCTATAGCGGTGGAACGCATCGCTCTCGTGTGCGTTGGTCTGCGATTAATGACGCGACGAGTTGGACGATTGGCACAAACCAAGCTGACTTTCAGGACATACCTGATGCTGGACAAATAACTGGCTTGGTTGGCGGTGAGTTTGGTGTTGTTTTATTAGAGAAAGCGATTGCTAGGATGCAATACGTTGGTTCTCCATTAATATTCACTTTTGAGAAAGTGGAGACAGGTCATGGATGTAACTACCCTAGCAGCGTTGCATCACTTGGGCCGACACAAGTATTCTATCTCGCTGATGATGGGTTTTTCATGTTTGATGGACAGAAAAGCATACCTATCGGCGCTGAGAAAGTAGATCAGTTTTTCTTTGACGATTTAGACTTTTCCAACTCAGACAGAATAAGCTGTACGATAGACCCGGAAAACCAGTGTGTCATGTGGGGTTATCCTTCGGTCAGTGGTATTGGTAATCCAGATCGTATTATAGTTTACAATTACGCTGTTCAAAAGTGGTCAATCGCAGAACTAGATCACGAGTTATTATCGTCTTCGCTAACGCCAACATTCTCGCTTGAGGGTTTGGATAGCATAAGCAGCACATTAGAAGGTTTAACAACTTCACTAGACAGCCGTTTTTACTCTGGTGGGTTTTTTCAACTTTCTGCTGGCAAGGACAGAAAGATACACACCATTACTGGTGCGCCTCTTTCTGCTGTTTTGGAAACAACTGAGTTTGAACCAGCAAATATGCGGCAATCACTTGTTCGCAGTGTTACGCCTTATGTTACGACCAAAGGTGCAACAGCGCCAACTGTAACATCACAGCTTGCCTCACGTTCAAGGCAAATCGACGGTTTTACTTATGGTACTGCGGTGACGCTTACGAGTGATAACACTTGTCCAATCAGGGGCAGTGGTCGGTATCACCGTGTTCGCGTGAGTGTCACTGGCGATTGGCGATATGCACTAGGAGTAGACATAGACGCAAGCGCTATGGGTCAAAGATGACAGACTTTAACTATGTTAAACTGCCAGCTTCGGGCGCTGACCCAAGGCAAACGGCACAGGTCGTCAACTTACTGGTGGACGGCAAGTTTAACGCTAGTGGTACTGTAACGCTTACGGCAAGCGCTGCGTCTACGGCGGTCACTGATTACCGCGCTGGGCAAGACAGCGTAATACTATTTACGCCGACTACGGCAAATGCTGCTGCTGAACAAGGCAACGGCACAATGTTCTTATCTGCACGAGCAAAGCAGGGTTTTACGATTACTCACGCTAACAACTCACAGTCAGACAGAACTTTTCTTTACATTGTTATCGGATGAAATTCACAGCTATTCACCCAAAATTGCTACCTGAAGTATGGGCGCACATTTCACCTATTCTTAATAAGGCAGTCAGTCTTAATCCAGAAATAATAGACATTAGTGATGTTTATGTTGGTGCTTTGGCTGGTGCTTATGTGATTTGGGTAGCTGTTGACGAAGAGTCAGGTGAATTTGTTGGTACGGTCACAACACGAATAATAACTTACCCTCAGGCAAACGCATTAGCGATGGATTTCTTGGGCGGTACTCGAATGAAGGAATGGCTTCATTTGGCGCAAGACGCTGTTGAGGAACACGCAAAGCGCAATGGATGCACACAACTAGAAGCTTACGGCAGACGAGCGTGGTCAAGGTATCTTGAACCGTTGGGCTGGGGGCAAGCTTACATAACTTATAAGAAGGAACTTTAGAATGGGCAAAGGCAGTAATTCAACAGTCACTAACGTACAGCAATTACCACCAGCGTTAGCAACTGCTTTACAAGATGCTTATACAGACTTTAATCCGTTTGATAAAGCATTTGACGCTGTTGGTGCATTTGATCCTACTGCTGCAAAAGTAGGTACGGCTGGTCTAGCTACTGGTGAAACAAATGCCATAAATGCAGCAAATAATATGTTAGCCAATCGACCAGCTTTCTTAGGTACAGCACAGCAAAACCTTGGTGGGCTTATGGGTGGCGCGGTAGACACAACAGCATTGCAAGATCAGCTTGGTATGACTGCTGACACAAGTTTACTTGAGGGTATTGCTGGTGGTAGCACAAACCCACTTTTACAGCAGCAGATTGATGATGCAATCGGCGGTGCAGTAGACAGCATAAGCTCTCAATATGCTCTTGGTGGGCGATTAGGTTCTGATAGTTTTGCTGACTCATTAGGCGCTGGTATTACTGGTGCTGCTGCACCGATACTTGCTCAAAACCTACAACAAGACAGAGCAAATCAGCTTAACGCTGCACAATCATTACTTAGCGCACAACAGGCAGATTTAGGCAGGGATGCAACACTAGCTAATCAGCTAACGGCTGCGTCTGAGGCAGATGCAAGGGCCAGACTTGCTGCAATAGGTGCGGCTCCTGGCTTACTTGGTGCAGATCAAGCGCTTATCTCTCAAGCGGCACAGCTTGGCGGTCTATCGCGTGGCGTTAGTCAGGCTGGTTTGGATGCAACGGCTGCACAAGCTAATCAGCAAAACGTACTCGATCAAAACAAAATCAACGCATTACTCAGCGCTGCTGGTATGGGCGGCGGCTTGTTTGGACAAACTTCAACTGAAACTGGTGGTGGGCCAAGCTCACTAAATCAAGGATTAGGCGGTGCATTAGCTGGCGCTGGTTTAGCTCAAACGATAGGTTCTGCTGCGTTTACCCCTGCAATGGGTGCGTTAGGTGGTGGCGGTTTAGGCTTGCTGGGCTTCTTATCTGACAGACGTTTGAAGAAAGACATTAAGCAAATCGGCACACACGCGAATGGCTTGGCGATGTATAGCTGGCAATGGAATGACGAAGCGCAAAGTCGTGGGTTTGATATTTACCCAACAGAAGGATTTATGGCGCAAGAGGCTAGAGAAGTTTATCCGCAACACGTTCATGTTCATCCATCTGGTTACTTGATGCTTGATTATGCGTCACTGAGCAACGAAGCAATGGGGGCTGCGTAATGAGCATATTTGATCCTATCAATCGAACATTCGGTGGATTTAATCAAAAGGTTTCTGGGTTAGGCTTGCCGGGTGGTTTAGGCTTGCTGCAAGCTGGTACTGACATACTAGGTGGCAAACAAATCGGTGACGCTGTTCGTGGTGGCTTACAGACGTTTCAAAGCGTTTCTCAGTTAGACGAAGAACGTAAGCGTAAAGCGCTAGTGCAAAAGTTAGTCTCTGAGGGTGGCTTTACACAGCAAGAGCAAGCGCTAATAGCGGCAACGCCTAGTCAAAATCAAGCTTCTGTTGCTGCACAGATACGAGCGCAAAAGGCGGCGGCGGCTAGGCCGCAGTCAAACATCGGTCAACTAGCAAGCGATCTGCAAAAAGGCATAATTTCTCAGGAAGATTTTGATGCTGCGATGGCTAAAGCGACATATACTAAACCAGTAACCCCTCAGTACACAACGTTTGACAACAATCTTTATCAAAAAACCTCTACTGGCCTCAAACTTGTAAAACAAGGCACACCAGATGTAAAATATACTGAGTTTGGCGGTGATCTGTATGAGCAAACTTCTGAAGGATTGAAGCTTTTTCAAAAAGGCACACCAGATGTAAAATATACTACTTTTGACAATAAACTGTTTAAACAAACGGCAACTGGTTTGGAGTTGGTTGAGGAAGGTTCAAAGGACACAAAATTTGTAACACTAAACGATAAGGTATACCGTCAAGACGGTGAAAAGCTCGTTGAAGTACTGGACGATTCAAAACCAAGTTTTAGAGAGTTTGACGGTGACCTTTATAAAACAAATGCTGAAGGTGGACTTGAGCTTGTTCAAAAAGGAACAAAAGACAGCAAGTTTGTCACAGTCAACAATAAGGTATTTAGGCAAGACGGTGACAAGCTTGTTGAAGTGCTTGATGAGTCTCAACCAAAAGCTGCAAACCTAGTTAACTTAATCGCTACAAAAGATTTTAATCTAAACGGTCAATTAATTAAACAAGGACAAGTTTTTACACTAGATAAAAACAGTCAAACAGACTTAATAAATCAGGCTACTAACCTTCAAACAGGTGGTGCAATCATAGCGCCAAGCAAAGTAGAGCAAGTCACTTCAAAAACTGTGGATACTTCAGAAGTCGATAACGTAGTTAAGTCTATTGCAGCAGATACGTCTGACACATCTTTAAATATTAATGTTGGCACTGCTGCTGGCGGCGACATACCGGGCGCTGTTACTGATGTTCTTAATACTGTTTTTGGTGCGTTCACAGGCTCATTCAGTCCAGATAGAAAAAGACAAATTGCTGTTTTAAATGAAGCCAATAATACGATTAAAGTTCCATTGGTAAAAGCTCTGAACCGCGCTGGCTCTAAGTTTGCAATAGAGCAAGTAGATACAATATTGCCACAGCCTAGCAATCAGAACGAAACATTTATTCAAAGATTTGATGCCTTAAAGCCTAGACTGGATATTGCAATCAAACAGCTTGCGGCTGACTCACTGAACACAGAACTAACTGAGAGTGAAAGAATAGCTGCTAAAGATGAGGCCAGACAACTGATTGAATATCAGCAAAATATGCAATCCGCTATTAATGTTTATCGCAAGAACAGGGGCGGTACAAAAACCGAAACCCAATCAAAAGCTGACCAAATAATTAAAAGGTAACAAACTAATGGCTACTGCTGAAGAATATGCTAATTGGTTAGTTAATAACCAAGATAAAGCTGGAACTGAAGACTTTGAAACTGTCAGAAAAGCATACCTTGAAGTTAGACCGTCATCTGCTACAGAAAAAGCAGGGGCAACGCTCAAAGGAGTCAACGTCGGCTTGGCTGACATTGTTGGCGCTCCTGCTGATCTTTTAAACCAGATACCTCGCCTTGGTAATTTACTTCCCGGTGAGCAAGGCTTTCAACCAATCAGCGACAATCCAGTAGGCGGCTCTCAGTCTATAAGAAACACAATGTCAAACCTCTTTGATATTGGCTACAAGGATGTAACTGACTTACCAGCCGATCAACGTTCTTTTGCTGTTGGTGGTGAGGTTGTCGGACAAACGGCTGGAACGGTTTTACCTATCGCTGCTGCTGCACGAAATGTATCTGCTTTAAACGCACTTACACAAACTGCGCCTAAGTCAAATACAGCAGCAGAAATATTAGATACAGTCGTAAAAACACAGGCAAGAAATCCAGCTAGTACTGCTGGTTTAGAAATGGGTTTAAGTGTGCCAGCAGCAGTAGGCGCTGGGATAGCAGAAGCGGTAGATCCGGGTGATCCTACAAGTCGTATGTATGGTGAGCTTGGTGGCGCATTTTCACCGCTGGTTATTTCTTCAACCCTTCCTAATGCAATCAAAGGCATTGGCAGATTTCTTATGTCGAGAACGCCGGGCGGTGTAGAAACACAAGCAGCAAGACTTTTGCAAAAAGACTTAGTGGATGCTGGCAGTGATCCAGAAAAACTTGCTGCAATACTAAGAGCAAGCGGCGAGACTAGCCAAACATCTGCACAAATCACTGGTGACGAAAGACTGCTTGCTATTGAAAACCAGCTAGTTTCGGATAGTGGAAAATTAAGCGATGATATT